TTCAGGAATTGTTATAGTTCAACAACCATCTTTTCAAAGAGCTTCCGGAGTCTGGTCAATTAATGACGCATATAATTACAAGAAAGCCGGACAATGGACTTCAGGTTCACCATTCAGTGTAGATTATTTAGTAGTAGCAGGTGGTGGTGGAGGAGGTAATAGTGCAAATGCTGGTGGTGGTGGAGCAGGCGGTTATAGAACATCTTTTCCAGGAGGAACAAAAATTTCAATAACAGGTGGAACAAATACACCTATAACAGTTGGAGGAGGTGGAACATCTGTACCAACAGTTAATGTAAGAGGGATTTCAGGATCACCTTCAATATTTTCAACAATTACATCATCTGGAGGTGGTGGAGGTGGTGGAGCTGGAGCACCTGTACCTGAAAGAATAGGATCAACAGGAGGTTCTGGTGGTGGAGGAGGTTTAAATTGTGGAACAGGTGGAACAGGAACACCAGGCCAAGGAAATAATGGAGGAAACTCTGCAATTCCTGCTGGAGGAAATGCTCCTGGTTATGGAGCAGGAGGAGGGGGTGGAGCAGGAGCAGTTGGAGGTACAGGTACAAGTGGACCAGGAACAGGTGCAGGAGGAGCAGGTTCAGCAAATTCAATATCAAATTCACCAGTAACTTACGCAGGTGGTGGAGGTGGAGGAAATAATGCGGGTACAGCACCTGGAGGATCAGGTGGAGGAGGAGCGGGTGGTTTTAGTAGTCCAGCAGTATCAGGAACAGACAACACAGGTGGTGGAGGAGGTGGAGCTGGAGGAACTGCTCCATCAATAATAGGTGGTAATGGAGGATCAGGTATTGTTATTTTAAGAGCTCCAGGAAACGCTCAAATTTCAGCAAGTCCAGGAACTAATACAGTAACTACATTACCAGCCCCAGCAGGAGGTTGTAAAGTGGCTACATTTACAGTTTCTGGAACATTAGTAGCTGAATAAATTATAGACTTTCTTTTAAAAAGAATTTATAATATAACTAATTAAGGAGTAAAAAATATGGCACATTTTGCAGAAGTAAACAGTTACGGTTTAGTATTAAGAGTTGTTGTTATTGATAACAATGACGTAAACGCAAATGGCGGTGATCAATCTGCTGGAGCTGAAGAAGCGGTTAAAAAAATCGTTCCTTTCACAACAGGTAACAGATGGATTCAAACTTCTTATAACAATAATTTCAGAAAACAATATGCTGGAATTGGTTACACGTTTGATTCCACAAAAAATAAATTCATTGCACCACAACCATTCGCATCTTGGTCGCTAGACTCTAATGACGACTGGCAAGCCCCAGTTGCATATCCAACAGTTACAACTTATGGAGATAACGTAAGATACTTTATTTCTTGGGATGAAGCTGGAAAGAGATGGATTGGTAAAGACGATCAACAAAATTCATTCGCTTGGTCACCTGACACTTCATCTTGGATTGCTACAGGCAATTAAGTTAAAGAGTTTTTAAACAGGAGTAAGTGACCTATGGCCAAATCTAATGGCGGTATTATCGGAGCATTAAATCCAACATCGTTTGGAAAGTGTACTGTCACATCCGCAACAGGATCAACTACATTAACCACGCAACCTGGAACTAGAACAGTTCAAACATTAATCGTGGCTGGTGGAGGAGGAGGTGGAGGATGGATTGGAGCTGGAGGTGGAGCAGGTGGTTATAGATGTGTAGAAGTTAATGTTTGTGGAGCAACATCATATCCAATTACAGTAGGTAGTGGAGGATCTCGTGGTAATAAAGATGTTGGTGGTTCAGGATCAAATTCAGTTTTTTCAACAATTACAAGTGCAGGTGGTGGAGGAGGAAGTTCTTACAAAGGATCTAGTCTTTATACAGTAGCTGCAGCAGGAGGATCAGGTGGAGGAGGTTTAGGAGATGGACCTACAACACCAGCACCCGCTCTTACTGGAGGATTAGGAAATACACCACCAGTGTCACCATCACAAGGAAATCCAGGAGGAAATTCAACAACATCTGCTTCTGGTGTAGGTGCAGGCGGTGGAGGAGCTGGAGCTGCTGGTACTTCTGTTCCAAGTGGAATAAATGGAGGTGCTGGTGGAGCAGGTAGTCCAAATTCAATTTCAGGATCAACAGTTACTTATGCTGGTGGAGGAGGAGGTGGAGGATGTAATTCTGGAGGAGCAGGTGGAGCAGGTGGAGCAGGAGGAGGTGGAGCAGGAACTGCAACGCCAGGATGTACACCAGCTGCAATAGCTACTTCAGGAACTGCAAATACGGGTGGAGGTGGAGGTGGTTCTAGAAATGGTGGAGGAGCACTAGCAAGTGCAGGCGGAGCCGGCGGTTCAGGAATCGTTATCGTAAAAGAATTAAACAAGGCAAGTGGTGTTTGGAATTTAAAAAGTCAATTTAGTGCCGTGAAAGCTGGTAGCTGGCCACAGACACAATGTTCAGTATCATTAGATTATTTAGTAGTGGCGGGCGGCGGAGGTGGAGCAGCTTTTGGAGGGGGTGGCGGAGCAGGTGGTTATAGAACTTCTTTTCCAGGTGGATGTGTAGTAACAGCTTCTTTTTATTCAGGTGGAAGTATTCCAGTAACAGTTGGAGCAGGTGGAATTGCAGGAACTAATCCAAGTAGACAAGGTGGAAAAGGATCACCTTCAATTTTTTCAACAATTACATCAGCAGGTGGAGGAGGTGGAGCACCTGTAGGAGCAAATAGTCCAAATCCAACTTATGCCAATGCTCTTCCAGGAGGTTCAGGGGGTGGAGCAGGAGGAGATATTTGTGGTCCAGCAACTGCAACAGGTGGATCAGGAAACACACCTCCAGTTAGTCCACCACAAGGAAATCCAGGTGGAAGTATAACAGTAAGTCCAGGAAATCAATGGACTATTGGAGGAGGGGGTGGAGGAGCAAATGCAGCAGGTGCAGGTGGATCAGTTTCAGGACCTACTGGAACACAAACACCAGGTGGTGTTGGAGGAGCAGGATCAGCAAATTCAATTACAGGATCTTCAGTTACAAGAGCAGGCGGAGGAGGAGGTGGAGCTTGGTATGCAGGAGGAACAGGTGGAGCTGGTGGAGCAGGTGGAGGTGGGGCAGGAGCTCCAGCAAGTTCAGTAGCAGGTACAGCTAATTCAGGTGGAGGTGGAGGTGGAGGTTGTTTTGGTGGAGGAACAAATCTTGGTTCTGCCGGCGGATCGGGAATCGTTATATTAAGAGCAAGAAGCTCATCAATTTTATTAAGTGCAAGTCCAGGAACTAACACGGTTACAACACAACCTTGCGGTCAAGATGTTGCGTCGTTTACTGTTAGCGGAAGTTTGACAGTAGCATCAGGAGCGGTGTCAGTGGATTATTTAGTAGTAGCAGGTGGAGGAGGAGGTGCAACAGATATTGGAGGAGGTGGTGGAGCTGGAGGTTATCGTTCATCTTTTCCAGGAGGAACAAAATTAAAAATAGGTGGATCAGTTCCAATTACAGTTGGAGCAGGAGGAGCAGGGGGTCCTGCACCAGGATGTTCAGGAAGTGATGGAAGTCCATCAGTATTTTCATCAATTACATCAGCAGGTGGTGGAAGAGCAAATCCATATCCAGGAAATGCTAATGCTGGAGGTTCAGGTGGAGGAGGAAGTGCTAATACAGGATCTGGAGGAGCTGGTAATACACCACCAGTATCTCCTTCACAAGGTAATCCAGGAGGAAATTCTGTAAATCCAGGTGGTTTTAATGAAAGAGCTGGAGGAGGTGGAGGAGCTAGTGGATCTGGAACACCAGGTGGAACTTGTGGAACAGGTGGACCTGGAGGAACGGGTTCTCCTAATTCTATATCAGGAAGTGCTGTTACTTACGCTGGAGGAGGAGGTGGAGGAGCAGGATCAGCGATTGCAGGAGGAAATGGTGGATCAGGTGGAGGAGGTCAAGGAGGAGGATTAGGATCTAATTCACGTCTTGCAGTAGCAGGAACAGCTAATACTGGAGGTGGAGGAGGTGGAGGAGCAAGTAGTAACCCACCAACTAATGCACCACCAGGAGGAACTGCAGTATTTGGAAGAGCAGGAGGTTCAGGTATTGTAATTGTAAGAGGACCTTCAACAGCAGGATTTAGTGCAGCGCCAGGAACAAACACAGTTACAACATTACCGGCGCCAGCTGGAGGTTGTAAAGTTGCGACATTCACGGTTTCTGGAACACTTACTGTTAGCTAATAATTCACACACTTGACATTTATTCTATAAATTAATATATAGGATTTAGAAATGAACTTGCAAAACTATTACTATTTTTTTCAAAATGCACTCACGCCTAGATTTTGTGATGAGTTAATTAAATATGGAAAATCACAACAAGAGCAATTAGCACTTACAGGTGGACAAACTAATAAAATTAATGAAGGTAAACCACTTAATGATGAAGATTTAAAAGATTTAAAAAAGAAAAGAGATTCAAATATTGTTTGGTTAAATGATCGTTGGATCTATAAAGAAATTCAACCATTTATACATCAAGCAAATAAATTAGCTAATTGGAATTTTGATTGGGATTTCAGTGAGTCTTGTCAATTTACAAAATATAAATTAAATCAATTTTACGATTGGCATTGTGATTCATGGGAGGGGGCATATGCAAATAAAGATAATCCAGATACATTTGGTAAAATAAGAAAGTTATCCGTTACTTGTAGTCTGTCAGCGCCAGAAGATTATGAAGGTGGTGAATTAGAATTTGATTTTAGAAATATGGATCCTGATAAACCAACAATTAGAAAATGTGCTGAAATTAAACCAAGAGGAAGTATAGTTGTTTTCCCATCCCATGTTTGGCATCGCGTGAAAGCAGTTACAAAAGGAACTAGGTATTCTCTAGTGATTTGGAATCTTGGATATCCATTTAAATAATATGGCTTATAGAGAAATTATAAAACAAAAAGAAAATCAAAAAAAATATTATTTAAAAAATAGAGAACATTTACTATTAAAAGCAAAAAAAAGAAGAATAAAAAATCCAAATTTACAAAAAGAATATATTGAAAGATATGGACATGAAAAATTTGCAAATATACAAAGAAAAAGTTATCTTAAAAGACTATATAACATAACTTTAGAAGAATATGAAAAAAAATTAAAAGAACAAAATTATTCTTGTGCTATTTGTAAAAGACATCAATCTAAATTTAAAAAGAAATTACATGTAGATCATGATCATAAAACAGGTAAAGTAAGAGATATTTTATGTGCAGGTTGCAATGTAGATGTGAGTGTAGTAGAAGATAGATTAAAAGAATTACAAGAATATTTAAACAAACATAGAAAGGACCTAAACTAATGGCAAAAACAGATCAATTAAATTCATCAATATATTTCAGTACACCCGTTTACTCTATTGAGATTCCAGAGTGGGTAGATCATGTAGATAAAATTTGCGATAAATATATTAAAGCAGCTAAAGAAAATAATAAAAAAGCTATTAAACAACGTGAAAAAGAATTAGGTAAAAAAGTAGGTGATTTTAGTTTAAGTCATCACAGCACTTCTCTCGTGGGGGACCCAGACTTAAAAGAATTACAAGAATACATTGGTTCAACTTCATGGAATGTTTTAGATCATATGGGTTATGATTTAACTAACTATGAATTATTTTGGACTGAATTTTGGGTACAACAATTTGCAGAAAAAGCAGGTGGGGCACATAGCCCTCACGCACATTACGATAATCACATTAGTGGTTTTTATTTTTTAAGATGTTCAGATAAAACATCTCTACCAGTATTTCACGATCCTCGTCCAGGCAAGCTCATGACACAATTACCTTTAAAGAATGAAAAAGAAATTACGTTAGGAACTGACAAGGTTCATTATAAACCTCAACCAGGAACAATGATCTTTATTCCAGCGTATTTAACACATGAATATATTGTTGATGCAGGAATACAAGACTTCAGATTTATTCATTTTAATCTACAAGCAGTACAAAAAATGATTACTGATACAGTAAGAACACAAACTAGAGCAGAAAATAAAACAGAAACTAAAAAGGAGAAAATATGAGTTTTAAAAAAGATAAGTATGTAGTTATTAAAGAAGCAATATCAGAAGATCTTGCAAAGTTTTGTTATGATTA